TAAAACTTTTGGTGGAAGAGCATCTGGACCCGGTCCTTTGGAAGAGCTTTATAAGTTTTGTATCACCAAGTTCAAAGGGGCAGTTGGTCGCCGTCTCAGTTCCCTTGAGTGCCATGATATTCTGTGCAAAATCGGGGAAGTTGTTGTTGTGGGCGGAGTCAGACGGTCAGCAATGATTTCTTTGTCTGATTTGTCAGACGATAAGATGGCTCATGCTAAAGCCGGTAACTGGTGGGATGGTCAAGGGCAACGTGCGTTGGCTAACAACTCTGCTACTTATGCTGAAACACCGTCTATCGGTCAGTTCATGCGTGAATGGAGTTCTATCTATGAATCACACTCTGGTGAGCGAGGAATCTTTAATCGTGAAGCAAGTCAAAAACAAGCAGCAAAGAACGGACGACGTGATGCAACTTATGCTTTTGGTACTAACCCTTGTAGCGAGATTATTCTACGTCCTTATCAATTCAGTCGCTTCATTCCTCTTCTTAAACAAGCTGGAGTCAAGAAAGTAAAGTTAGCGTTTCCTAGACCGATGATTAAGCTGTTGCGTCGTCTAGAAAACCATGATGGATTCTATGACTTTGCTGAACCATTCCCACGTACTATTCGTGTTAAAGTCATGTCGTTGCCTTACTTCTTGATGGAGCATGGAATAATTCCAGCAGAACCGGTAGAGAAAATCTACGGAAGTGCTGGAATATTTCGTAATCCTGATGTAGTTAAAGAGAAGACAGCGAAACCTCGTATTGGCTATTGTCACACTACAACCAATCAAAGCTGGAATAGACTTGCGAAGATGATGCCTAGAGATGTAATGGAGAACTTCATCAAAGCACATCCAAAGTTTGAATGGGTTAATCTACAGCAAGATGCTGGTGTGATAACATCTGATTTGTGGTCGGATACTGCAGATATTGTACAGAAGCTTGACGGTGTAATATCTGTGGATTCAGCTATAGCCCATATCGCTGGAAGCGTTGGTGTCCCTGTTGCAAACCTTATTGGTCAAGAAAAGTATTCATGCTGGAGATGGTATCCTAAAGGTGAAACAACCTACTGGTATGATACAATGAAGACTGTTTGGTTTAAGACATGGGACGAAGGTTTAAACGAAGCAATTAAACATTTTAAGACGGAGGAGATATGTAATGCCCTTGACACTGGTGGAAATAAAGTACCGACTAAAACAAATACCAGAGGACGTACTGCTGGAGCTACTAGAAGTAACAAGCGAGGAACTGGTAGAGATGTTCAGTGATCGGATTGAAGACAACGCAGATAAACTAGAAAGAGAAGTCGAATGAGTAATAACTACACAATGACCCCTTACAATACCTTCATCGCTAAATCAAGATACAGTCGCTATCTTGACGATAAAGGTCGCCGTGAGCACTGGAACGAGACTGTTGCTCGTTACTTTGATTTCATGGAGAATCATTTAGCAGAGAAGCAAAACTACACACTCACTAAAGAGTTGCGTAGTGAGTTAGAACAAGCAGTAGTAGCATTAGATGTAGTACCGTCCATGCGGGCAATTATGACTGCAGGACCAGCATTAGAGCGTCAGAACGTGGCAGCGTTTAACTGTTCTTACCTGCCGATTGATGACCCTAAAGCGTTTGACGAAGCAATGTATATCCTTCTCTGCGGTACAGGAGTAGGCTTTTCTGTGGAGCAGCAATATGTCTCTAAGTTACCTGAAGTCCCGTCTCAGTTGTACGATAGTAAGACTACTATTGTTGTGTCGGATTCTAAAGAAGGATGGGCAAAATCACTTCGACAACTCTTGGCTCTTCTGTACGCTGGCGAGATTCCAAAGTTTGACACTTCACGAGTTAGACCCGCTGGAGCAAGACTTAAAACTTTTGGTGGAAGAGCATCTGGACCCGGTCCTTTGGAAGAGCTTTATAAGTTTTGTATCACCAAGTTCAAAGGGGCAGTTGGTCGCCGTCTCAGTTCCCTTGAGTGCCATGATATTTTGTGCAAAATCGGGGAAGTTGTTGTTGTGGGCGGAGTCAGACGGTCAGCCATGATTTCTTTGTCTGATTTGTCAGACGATAAGATGGCTCATGCTAAAGCTGGTAACTGGTGGGACGGTCAAGGTCAACGAGCATTGGCAAACAACTCTGCTACTTATGCTGAAACACCGTCAATCGGTCAGTTTATGCGTGAGTGGAGTTCTATCTATGAATCACACTCTGGTGAGCGAGGAATCTTTAATCGTGAAGCAAGTCAAAAACAAGCAGCAAAGAACGGACGTCGTGATGCAAGCTATGCTTTCGGCACTAACCCTTGTAGCGAGATTATTCTGCGTCCTTATCAATTCTGTAACCTATCTAGCTGTATTATTCGTAGCAGCGATGATATTGACTCCATCAGCAATAAGATTCGTCTGGCAACGATTCTCGGCACTTTTCAAGCCTCGTTAACGGACTTCCCTTACCTGCGTAAAATCTGGCAGAAGAACACTGAAGAAGAAGCACTCTTAGGTGTATCTATGACCGGTATTTGCGACAATACTTTACTTAACAATCCGGATGATGAAGGATTACCTGCTCGATTGGAGAAACTACGTGATATTGCTGTTAGTGTCAATGCTGAATTCGCTGCTGCTATTGGTATTAATCAAAGTGTTGCTGTTACAGCCATCAAGCCCGAGGGAACCGTATCTCAGCTCTGTTCTACTGCCTCTGGCATACATCCTCAGCATAGTAAATACTACATTCGACGGGTACGAGCTGATAATAAAGACCCTCTCACTCAGTTCATGATTCAAGCTGGGTTTGTGGCTGAGCCTTGCGTAATGAAACCGGATTCAACAACAGTATTTAGCTTTCCTGTTGCTGTTGCTGACGGTGCATTGTTGCGTGAAGACTTATCGGCTATCCAGCACTTACGCTTGTGGTTGATTTTCCAGCGTCATTACTGTGAGCATAAGCCGTCAGTAACTATCTCTGTGTTAGAGAACGAGTGGATGGATGTCGGAGCATGGACATTTAAGCACTTCGACGAAGTAACTGGAGTGTCTTTCTTGCCGATGGATGGTGGAACTTACAAACAAGCTCCGTATGAAGAGTGCAGCGAAGATACTTATCGCCAACTCAAGATGCTAGTACCTGAGACAGTAGATTGGGAGAACTTCAAGGAGTATGACGATAATGTTGAAGGAGCTCAGATGCTCTCATGCACCGCTGGTGGATGCTCTATCTAATTATATTGTGTAGTGCTTTATAGCCCCGCTTCGGCGGGGTTTTTTTATACCTATAAGTATTAAAACAGCAGGGAAATTGATACCTATAGGTTGTAATTATTGATTTGCTATTTGAGCATTGAGCCAGTCTTGAAGTGAGACTAGTTGTTGGGTTGTGATGGAACAATCAAGTAGTAAGTTGGAGGACGCTCCATTAGTTCCTTTGGCGGAGTCGGTAGTGGCTGACGTACTGTTGTGCAGCCTACCATAAGTAGAACGCAAGCGAGCAATGTTAGCTTTGTATTCATTCTGAATCCCTGAAGTGATGATGTCTTGTCTTTTAACAATCTGTTCATTGATAATCTTTTGCTCAGTCTTATACTCAGAGAGCTTTTGATAGCCTTTGTAGTATCCAGCACCAAAAATAGCAAGTACTAAAAGGATAGTTCCAAGTATCTTCGCAAATGGTGATATTAGTAAGTCAAACATTTAGTATGTTCTTCCTGTCGTCTTTTTGTTAAACCAGCTAAAGGCTTTCCGTTAAACTTGTCCCATTTCAGTATCTCGTTACAAGCTCCGACATAGTCTTGCTCGTTTAGCTTCTTAACCAACGTAGAGCGACAAAAAGCCCCTGCTCCGATGTTATAAGATAAACTGATGTACGCATCATACTCATTCTGAGTTAATGGTACACCGACACACGACTTAACAGCACCTTCAAACTTCTGAACATCTCTTATAGCCACTTGGAGAGCTTTTTCCGGTGTCGTTCTATCTCCCAACTTAACTCCAGATGTAGTTCCAAAGCCAATCGTAGGTACATCTCCAGCCACGGGTATATAAGCATTTTCTCTGTATCCTTCATGTACAACAATCGCCACTAACGCAGTAGCGGACAGCGTAATAGCAGCAATATCTTGTCTTTTAAACATCTCGTTGAGCAACCAGCCTAGACACAAAAGCAGCAGCAACAAATATAAAAGAAAGTGCCGCAAACACATTCCGAGGAAACTGCTCAGCAAACATAGGTAAAATAATCTCGATACCAGAAAGAACCCCTGCAAGGACTAAAAAGCGAATAGACCATGCTTTTCTTAGGATTTCTTTCCAGTTATCGTATAGCTTCATAGTTTATAGATTATTGTCCTTCAGGAGGATTTAAAGCACCACTAAGTAATCCACGATAAGCTAGATTAGGTGCTCTAGGAGTTGCTCCGGCGGCAATCTCTTGAATTCCTCGTGTAGCGGCTTGTTTACGTAAATAGCTTTGTAGTAAATCAGCAGATAAACCAGCCCCTGACATGGCTATAGCGCCTGTAGGAGACTGTGTATATAAAGCAGCTCCGCCAGCAGCAGCTAATTGTGAACGTAAAGGACTGAAGCGTGCAATCAAACTCAATACCGAGTCAAACGGACCGCCCTTAGCTACGGATTTGATGATATTCTGTTCAGACTTTGTAAACAGATTCATCTTGTCTTTATTTGCAGCAATATTAATCATTCCTCGGCGAATCAACTCGCTCTCAGATGCTTTAGGGTCTAAGGCTTTAGCTTCTGCAACATTAAGAGCATCTTCTAATGTCTGAGCACGGCTAGCGTTTCTCCAGTCTTTACGAGCAGACATGATGTCTTTTACAGCTTTATCAATTCCGTCTTTACCAGCTACAATGTCTTTACCTGTGATATTGCTGATATAATCATCAACCTTTGCAACAGCAACACTACCTAATCGACGAACATCAGCATCTTTACTTCCTTTAAGGTCGTTTAGCATTGCTCTCATTTTATCAAGCGAACTGAACGGCAGTGCAGGACTATCGCCAACAACACGAGCCATCTCAGTTAAACGAGCAGTAACTTCTTTAGCAGAATCAGTACCGGGAACCATACGAGCATCGTCCAACGCAGCGCCGATATTTTTAAACATACTCTGCACACTGGTAGGTTTAAGCGTAATACCTGCTTCGTCTACAGCGGCATACGACTGAGCTGCTTTTTCTTTGACTTGAGCAATGGTTTCACGAGGACGATATTTGTAATCAATGCCTTTACCAGTAGCTGCTGCTGCAACAGTGCCTGTAAGGATACCAGCAATAGTGGCTGCAGTATCGCTACCAGTGACTTCTTTAACAACTTCAGCGGTAGGCTGGGCAGCTAAACCTGATACAGCGGCTGTCGGCACTTGACGAATTAAGTCTTGAGCCAAAGCAGGAACATTAGGGGCTAACTTAGCCATGCCAGCAGTGCTTGCCATTGCCTGTGTACCGGCTTGTACAGCTCTTTCAGTAGCGTTTTCAGGTGTTGGCAATACTTGACTCAACATTTGACTCTGAGCCGCTGCAGGAGAAGCCATGCGATACTCAGAACCAAGTGCTTGAGCACCTAGATTTACACCCCCTCTAACAGCTTCAAGAAGCATCGTAGCAGGAGACGTAAATGCTTCATACGCTGCACGACCTGTGAGACCTACTTGACGACCTGCTTCTTCAAACAAAGAGCGTTGTTTAGGAGCTTCAACAGATGCTGGAGCAGCGGTTTTACCGGACATAGCATTATATTTAGCAAGAATCTGGTCTTTAGTTGTTCCGTCTGGAACATCACTAATGATAGTTCCGTCAGGCATTTCGACATCAAATGGCATAATAGTCCTTATTAAAGGTCAGCAAATTTAACTACTTTTTTACCGACTGTGGTGTTTGATGTTGCTGTTTCTTGAGTTTGAGGCTGTCCGCCAAACATAGGTTCAACATTCTGAGATGTACGACGCTTATCAATACGAGTCGCAGTACGTGCTTTTGCATCTTCAATAGCTTTATTATAGCGTTTTAATGCTTGTAAAGAAGCCTCAGAATCGTTTCTGCCGTAAGCAGCAACCAATGCATTAGCAAATCGTAATACGTCCTTATCAGTCTGCACACCTTTTTCAGCACTAACTTGTAAGTTCACAGCCGTATCAACAGCAGATTTTAAACCTTCGTATGCACGGCTTTCTTCAGTAGAGTTTCCTAAAGCATTTTGAGCCATGTATTTAGCGTTGTTTGTTGGGCTTAGGTTTAATTTACGAACACCTTTTGCATCTGGTGTCAAGTTAGCAATAGACGGAGCCAACGCTTCAGACTGCGCTGTATATGTGTCGATAGCCTCTAAGTCTTTAAGCTCATCTTTCTGTAAACCAACAGGAAGCGGTTTAGAAGGGGCAGCGGCTTTATTAGAAGCAGCAACAGCACGAGCAGTGGCTCGGTCTTGAGATGCAGTAAGAATCTGAAGAATCTTATCAGGAGAACCATATTTACGTACAACTTCAATAACTTGTTGTTCAGAAGCATTAGAAGGAAGTTGAGACAGCTCAGCACGTAGTTTCTCTTCTTGAGAAGCTGAGAGTTCTGCTTTCTCAATATCTGCTGTAGTCTTACGAAGACCTAAACCTGTTTGTTCACGCTTATCAGCTTCAGCAGCAGCCATTGTAGCTAAGTCAGGAGCTCCATTCTGAGCTAGTGCATTAGCATACTGACGCAAGCCAGCAGGAGTAGTGATGTCAAATTGACCGGCTAGTTTCTTAGCCATTGATGCTTTAGCCAGCTCAGGGTCTTCCATACCTAATAGACCTCCAACACCACGAGCTAAACCAGCACCGCCTTGATACTGAGCCATCTTAGCTTGCTGCATTGGGTCCAGTTGAGCATAGCGAAATGCTTGGGCTTGGTCATTCAACTGTTGTTGACGCTGCAACGCAGCAGGGTCTACACCGAATAAACCACCTACAATATTATCTGCCATATTATTCTCCGTAATTTCCCCAACCGCCTAAACCAGTATTATAGTTACTAAACGGGTTGCTAGTACTGCTTCCTAAACGAGACACTTCGTTTGACAGCATAGATGTCGGTGTAGAGCCACTACCTATTAAGTTGCTAAACCAGCTAGAAGCACCACCGCCACCCATACTACCAAGAGCAGAACCAGCACCGCTAAGAGCAGAAGCCATTGGACTATAGCCTTGATACTGAGCATAAGACTGTGCTGCAGCTGCTTGAGGTTGTAAGTATAACTGACCTTGACGAGCACCGGCTTGAGCGTATTGATTAGCTAAGTCAATGCTTAGTTTGTAAGGGTCTTGACCCATTGATTCAGTTGTTCTTAACAAACCTAATTGAGTCTCTAATGGAGCATAGCCAGCAGAAGTTAAACGAGGAACCTGACCAAGTAACTCACCGCCAGTGCCAAATAAACCAGCACCGAAGGTAATGTTTTTACGACCTTCAGCAGTTGCTGCAGCAGCGAGTTCTCTATCTTGTTGAGCTAAAGCATTATAATACGCAGCCATCTCTGGATTAGTAGCTGCCATGCCAGTAGTGGTTCCACCAGTAGCTAAACCAGTACGTCCTGTCTGTAACTGTTGATTACGAATCGCAGCTAATTGCTGTTCACGGCTACCTGCTAATAAACTTTGCTGAGAAGCGATATAATCAGCAGCAGCTTGTTCAGGTGATTTAGCAAGGTATTGTTGACCTAAGTTGAATAGACTCTCTACACCGCCATAAATAGGCTGCGCTGCTTGTCCGACTTTGGTTGGGTCATAAGCACCCATTTGAGCAAACAAACGATTCTGAGCAGCTTGAAGTTCTGGAGAAAGCTGATAGCTTCCTTTGCCGTCTTCAAACTTAGACGTACCAAAAGCAGTTGTCATTCCATAAGGAGTGAACGCTGCCATTGCTGACGCTTTTTCTGCAGCGGCACGTAATGCTTCTGCTTGTCCTTTAGCAGCGTCTGCGGCTTTAGAACCTCCGATTAAACCGCCAGCTAAGTTCAGTACTGGACCCGCTACTGCTGAAACTAATCCACCCATTATAGACTCCTACTATATATGTAATACATTTGTTTATCCTGACTTACAAAATCTTGTTTAAACTCAAAACCTATTGACTTAGCAAACTTCTCTAGTTTTGTATTCTCTTTTTGAATTAAAGCTACAAGAGGAACAGCGACTAAATATTGCAATAAATTCAAATCTTCTAAATACTTTGTTTTTATCTCTGCAGTCCACTTACGAACATCAGTGTGGAACCATATTAAGTTATCGTGTAACTCTAACAACATTGTGTAGTGTTCACGAATAACAACAGGGACTTTTACATTTAAATCCATACCGGCTGTGGAGTAGCTGGAAACACAGGGTTTGCTACTGGGTTTTTAATCAGTTCTCTCAAAGTAGCACGATAGGTGACAAACTCAGCACTATTGCTAATACCAACGTCAGGCAAAACAGCCCAGTCAGATTCAGCAATCAGTTTTTTAGCTGTGTTTTCACAAGCAGTAAAAGGCTCTTGTGCAGTAAGACGAGCAATCTCAGTGTTTACTTCTTGTTCTGTTGGTTTTGTTTGTGTTGTGTCTAACCAATCAAGACCAGCATAAGAATTTCCGTTCAACATCCATTGAGCACCGGGACGTAAAGAAAAAAGTGCTTGTGCAATAGTTATTTGCATTATAGAATCTCCATTAAAATCATAGTACGAGAGCCGAACAACGCACCGTATGTACTAGCTGGAGGCTGCACTACCCAGATATAAGGTTTATAAGTGACTGCGCTTGTGGTTGCTGGTGAATCTAAATAATTAACCGCAGCAGTGCCGTATAGACCACCGTTTTCTCCGTAAATATCTATCATTGCTGCAGTACCACCAGCTAAGTTTGTAGTTCCTCTATACATACTTAAACGTGCATTTCCAGAAGGAGTTCCGCTACCGTATGAACTAGCGTATGAACCAGTATACAGAATTAAAATTTTACTATCAACAGATGTTGGCGTAATGCTTAATGAGTCTGTTGTTGCAGTAGGGGTTGTGCTTGTAACCGCAATAAAATCAGTAAAACTACCAGTTACAGTCTGTATTACGGTTTTACCAAGTGTCGCTTCAAAGGCATCAACCGCAGCTTTTACATAAGCTGTGTTTGCAAGCTGTGTTGTGTTAGAACCTGCTGTTGCAGTAGGAGCTGCAGGAGTTCCTGTGAATGTAGGACTATTGGTATCTGCTTTAGAAGAGATAGCGTTAGAGATGGCATTGTATTCGTTATCAATCTCAGTGCCTTTAATAATCTTTGCAGGGTCAGTTGTTACTAAACCGTCTTTAATTGCAAAGTTAGTTGCTTTTACGTAATTTGACACAATGTCTTCCTTTATTAGAGAGTCTTACCACTGGAATAGAATAAGTCAATCTTTTGAACCGATAGCGGATTTCCGTTAATATCGACTTCAAAGCCTAATTGAATTACTTTTCCATTACCACTTAGATTAATCTGTGTATTGACCAAATCAATACCGTCGCTATACTTACCTTCGTTATACTTATCTACGTTAAAGTAGCTTGATACCTGTCCCGGTAATGTTAGAGTTCCAGAACGGTAAAGTTCAGAATACTCAAAACCCCACTTAATTGCTAATGGCTGAGCTGAGCCGCCGATAGCTGTAAATGCAAGTTTCTTTAGAATCTTCGTGTTGGTAGGTTGGTCTAAATCAAAAAAGCTAGTGAAGTATACCATACGATACTGAACACCATTATCTTGATAAAGATTATATTTACCAATATATCCAACTTCGCCTAAATAAAGACTTCTATCTTGCATAATGCAAAATGCTGTAGGATTAATCTGATTCCAAACAGTAACCCTTGCACCGCCATTCTCCAGTGTTCCTCTTGTATCAAAGCAGTAGGTTAACTGAGATACAGGCAACGCTAGAAGATACATAGCATCGTTAGGATAGTAAATACCCTTAACACCTGCAAGCGTTTCACCGTTTACATAAGACAATAAGTCATCACGAACGTTCTTAGAAACATCTCGTAGAGGTAGTGAACGCTCTTGTGTCAAACGCTGTAAAGACTGAACACCAGTATCGGACAAGAATAGTATATCTGTACCAGCTACTGACTGAACGGTATCACGAGCGATACAGCCAATATTGGAAATAATATCATTCAATGTAATTGTTGAAGGGTCGTCAGCACCGCTATAAACAACAATATGCTTCTTACAGAAAATAACCAAAAAGTTATTATGCTGAGCCAGAGCAACGATAGGGTCTCCGGTTGGAATAACAGCACTAATGTCTAAATAACCAGCAGTGCCTGTAGTCCAGTCAGAAGGGTCTTGAATATCTGTAAAATATACTGTTTGTGTATCATTAGCAGATACGTTTGCAACCCATAAACGACCAAAAGCATATAAACCACAAGAAGGCTTAAATGTATCAACAGTATACGGACTAGGGAATGTAGCAATATCCCCTAAACGCTGAAAGCCGTAACCATCGACGTGCGTATGAGGCGCAGTTCCTAACTTGTGCATCACCAGTGGAATATGACCAGACTGTAACCAAATAGCGTGAGCTGATGCTGTGGAGCCTGTACCTAGTGGCATATTAATAGGCTGCCAGTTATCATCAGTAATGCTATAGGTTGTTAGGATATTAATTGTATTTGCATTACCGCTTGTCGTCTCTGATGAAGCAGAAGTCAACTGATATGTGGAGCCAGACACACCTGATACAGTATAGATACCTTCGTCAGCAGTCCCTGATGTCGGACCAAAATAGATGATTTCGCCGTTGGAATAAGTATGACTAGACTGCGTTACAGTAATTGTTGTACCTGTCTGAGTATAAGACGTAGTTGAAGAAGGAAAGAACTCTGTTCCACCAACAGGGTATTCTACATACGCACCTGTTGTTGGGTGTTGTCCATAAATTTTGTTACCAGCCGCAGCAAAGATTAAGTTATTGTCAGCTTTAACAAACTCAAATACTGTCTTAACAGCACTAGAGTTAAACGCAGTAGGGTTAACTTTAGTCCAGCCTTTACGTGAGCCAATACGACCAAACTTGTCAATAACGCAATTATCCGCTTTAGTGGCAAAGCCAGACGCAAGCGTAACACCAGAATCTTGGCTATTTAAGCCATAGAATCCCGGCGCAGCAAAAGAAGCAGCTTTTAATTGCTTCATACTGGAAACCACTCGCCTTCTTCAATGTATCTACCGCTTTCCAGTGCAATAGCATCAGCTAAGCTGGTTAGATAAAGGGCATAGGCTTCGTTACCGGTAATACCAGCATCTTCACCACGCTCAGCAATAGCACGTGCATAAGCACCTAGAATAACTGGCTCATGTGGTACATAGAGTACATCAGAATCAGAAACAAGCTCGACCTGAGGCTTGATAATGTTAAAACGAATGTTATAAACACCGTCAGGAATAGGATATAAGTCTACCTGTGTATCACCGTTAACGTCAGTGCCGTTAAAGTTGTAATACATTGGAGGACCTTTAGGAGGGTCATTTACAAGGAAATTCTGGTCCATCCAACGAGTAGTACGATTTTGCATCATCATATTACTTGTATCATTGATGATGTCAATAAGTCTAAAACGCTGTCCTGAGCCGACTAAAACATAGTTAAAAATGTTTTGAGCAGTCGTGGCTGAAAGAGTCTCTGATAGACTATTCCAGTTATAAGCATCTTCTACCTGACGCTTAGAATCGTTTATATAGGTCGCAATGAGCTTAACATACTCATTATCATTGACAGACGTAGCTTCAGGTTCTCTTAAACGACGGAGAACTGAATTAGTCAGTTGGAGGTAATTATAAGCAGCCATATTTTCCTAATCTTAACACAAATGTTGTAAAAATGCAACACTTTTCTTTATTTTTTTACCACTTTACTTTATCAGCCCAATATGCTGCACTCATCTTGCCTTTAGCGATATTCTCAGCATGACGAGCTTTAAATGACTTCTGACGAGCTTTTTCAGAAGCTGTTTTAGGGTTAGAACCAGCACCTTTTACACCCTGCTGACCGAATCGAATGAGCTTCTCTTGGTCTCCAGCCTTAGCCAATACAGCATGAGACTTAGTAGGGTGGTTTGGGGTCTTCTTAGGCTTATTGTAGCCAGAGAAGGTTTCTTTACCTTTTTTAATCATTTCTTTTTCTTAGGCTTCATCTTAGCTTCAGACATAGCAATAGCAATCGCTTGCTGACGGGACTTCACTACTGGACCTTTCTTACCGCTATGTAGTGTACCTGTCTTGTACTCGTGCATTACTTTACCTACTTTAGCTGTTTGTTTTTTAGTTGCCATGATGTCCTCTTATAAATGTTTACTAATCCAATCCTTGAATACTGTCAAGAATATGCCAACACCAGACGCAATAAACGCTACACCGCCTAAAAACCCTTTATAGCGAGTCATTTCGTCTTTTACTTCGTGCATGAGTTTTAACAACTCTTTATGATTTTGCTCTAAGTCCTCGACCTTAGTCTCGATGACGGCTATTCTTTCGTAATGGTCGGTCATAGTATTCTAAGCTAAAAATTAAAAAGGATTAACGATTGCAGCTAATTCATCAAGTGTTGTTGCTGTAGTTATACCGTTTCGACCGGTAGTTAACTGAGCCATGAAAGCGGTGTCATCAGGAACATTAGGAATACCTATCCAAGTATTTGCTTGTCGTTTCTGCGCTACAGTCAACGCTGCTGCGTTAAACTGAGTCATTTTCTCAACTTTTGCTTTTTCAAAGTTCACTGTAATTGTTGAGCCGTTTAATTCCCAAGAATCATAGAACTGCGCTCCAGCTCCTTGTGGCAATGCGCTATCATCAATAATGATAGCTCCAGCAGGACAGTCTTTTGCTAATACTTCTTCAATAGATAATTCTCCGGTAGGTGTGCAAACAGCAACACCGCCATCAGCTTCTGTATATACGATTACTTGGCTCATTTTATTCCTTAGTCAAATACTGCAAAGTTTACATAATCCACATCAAAAGGAGCCCCGTTAGTGCCTAAATAAAGAAGTGGAAACGATGATGTGGTTGGAGCACTAATTGTGCCAGCAGCGGTATAGAAAGGCACTGCAAAAATACCTTGACTTTGCGTAATGGACGATGAAGCAACTACTGAATAATTAGTATTGGATAGGCTGTTTGTAAAGTTCACAACATATTTACCAGTAGCGGTTCTAGTAATTGAGCTTACATTAAATGAACCGTTGATAGTCAAAGGCGAGCCTGTACCGCCTAATGCTTGCGCCCATGCTACGGCTGTGTTAGCTACACCGGTTACAGAACCACTAAGAGTCAGGTTTCCTGAAGATGTAACTGTTCCTGAAAGAGTAAGTCCATTGACTGTGCCTGTGCCGCTTACAGAGGTAACTGTCCCATTACCTTTACCGTTAAATGTAGACCAATCTGTGCTTGATAGGTAGCCGTCGACGCTAGATGTAGCTTTTGGAATAGAAATAGCTGGTGTTGCTCCGCCACTAGATGCAATAGGAGCAGTGCCTGTTACACTGGTTACAGTTCCTTGTGGGTTTGATGCTGTAGTAATACTAGTTACACGTCCGTAAGTGTCGATAGTGACTACTGGAATAAGCGTTGAAGAGCCTGTTGTACCTGCAGTTGCGACACCGCTTGCTAAATCAATTACAGGAGTATTTCCACCTGTTGAAGTAATACGACCTGTTGTTCCGCTTACGGAAGTTACAGAGCCGGTTCCGTCAGCACCGTTATACACAGTAAACGTAGAAGTAGAACTGTTTGTGTAGGTGATTGTATAAGTATCTGTTGTTCCCGGAGCGCCTGTACCGGAAGTACGGACTACAGAAGAAATGCCGTTACCGGTAGCACCGGTGGCTCCAGTAGCGCCTGTGGCTCCAGTAGCGCCTGTAGGACCGACTAAGGAAACACCTGAACCCCAAGACCCTGCTGTTTTAGGTCCGAATATTGTGTTTGATGTCGTATTGATGTAAAAGTCACCATTGACACCTTCAGTAGTCGGATTAGAAGAACCGTTTAAAACTGTTTTTCCGTCAGCTCCTGCTGCTCCGGTTGCTCCTGTTGCGCCGGTAGCTCCAGTATCGCCTGTGTCTCCTTTAGCGCCTGTCGCTCCAGTAGCTCCAGTATTGCCTCTTGGAATACCTAATGCTAGTTCAAATGTAAGGTTATTGTAAGACGCAGTTGCGGAAGAACCTGCTGTTAATGTCGTGACTGAAACATCGAAATTTTCAGCCATGTTAATCGAAGCAGTACTTGAAGCATCAGCAGCGGTGGCTGAGTTGGCAGCATTAGTTGCTGAAGTTGCGGCAGCAGATGCAGACCCAGCAGCAGCGTTGGCAGAGGCTTGTGCCTCCGTAGCAAGTTCTTGAACTAATAGTGCTTCGCTAGCTGCATCATTTGTAGCGTCGCCAGTTCCACCTGCTCCACGATAAATACCCAATTTAGTCTCCCTGTCTTATTTAAAGACTCTTTAATATAGAATAACTAATTAAAGAACACTTAAACAAGACAACCCCCGAAGGGGTTATCCTGATTTACAACTATTAGGCTACAGCCAAAGCGATAGCAGAAGTATCACGCAATTCTGCAACACCGTAGAGAGTGTCAGCAGTAAAGAGTGTACCCAAGTACTCTTGCTTGTACTGAGTCTGTGAGCGAACAGCAACTTGCTCAGCCAATACAGCAAAGTCTTTATGAGCCATCAAAGCGATACGGTCGCCATCAGTAGCAGAGTCAGCGTTTGTTGTTACAAATACTGAAACACCATAGATGTCACCAATCATACCGTTACGGATTGAGTTAGCAGAAGCTGCCTCACCAACGGAATTGAAAGTTGTGAATTCAGACAAGCCCAAGATTGTGTTACGTGATGCTGGTGGGATGATGAAGAAACGACCGTCCATTGGAACGTCAGCATCGTCAAGACGCTGAATTGTACGACGGATAGCAGCAGCAGTAAAAGCAGCAGCAGTACCTGTGTACAAAGTTGTACCGTCAGCACCAGAGTAAGCCTTGTCATAAGCAGCAGTACCATCACCACCGTTAGCACCACGACCTAAGCGAATCAAGTCAGTATCAACTTGTTTAGCCAAAGCGTAGCCAGCGTCATCAGTGTAGAACTGACGTAAAGAAGACAATGCTTGAGTTTCGACGATATCTTCAATCAAACGGCTATATTCATAGTGTTTGTTGATAGATACTTGTACTTCAGACTCAGTGTTAGCGTTCAATGTAACTTGTGTTTCAGCTACTTTGAGGTTTGCAGAGCCACGAACTGGTGCAGGGATATGCACTGTGTCGCCTTTTTTGCCTTTGAAAGACATTTTTTTGAAAAGGTTTGCAGCTACCAAGTTTTTCTTGTAAGCAGCAACGATTTCGTCACTCCAGATTTCTGGAATGAAAGTAGCAGCACGAGCCGCTGTAACGTGATTAGTACCTAAAGCCATTTTATAAATCTCCTAAGATTAAGTTTATTTGACCCTACCATCAGCGTATGCAGACATAATTTCATCCTGCAATGCCATATAACGGTCTGGGTCGGTCATTTTCAATTTGATAAGGTCAGCACGACGATAAATCTTTCTGCTTACTTCACCGGAACCACCTACATCTACACTAGCTGCCTTCATTGCAGTATCTTGAGCTTTAGCTTCAACAGCTTTCATTTGTTCCTGTTGCGATTTGTTTTGACTTGTCGAAGTTCTTTGTAAGTACTTAACAGTTCATCAGCTGCAGGAAAATCAAACTCTGCGTCTGCTTTAGTAAACAAGTCCATACGAAACGGAGAAGCCTTAATCCAATTCTGGAAGTCTGCATTTTGTGCAATATCCATAAAATCAGGATGTTTTGCAGCCAGTTGTTGTCCCGTCTGCATCTTCTTCAATTCTAAACTTGCTTGTTTTGCTGCTAATACTGCAGGATGCTGGTCAACAGTTCGATTTACAGCGGACTGTGGGTCAGCAAAAAAATCTTCTTCCTGCGTCTGTTCAGTAGTCTCTTTTGCCTTATTACTTTCGAGTTGTTGCTTTAGAAGCTGGTCAGCAAGACTTCTAACCTCGTGTACTTCCTGAGCTTGACTACCAATCATCTTTTCAGCTTCTTGGTGCATCTTGACAATGTCTTCAACAGACTTGCCTTTATACTTGTCCGGAATTACAACTTCTGGTTCTTGTTCTGGAGTCTCTTGAGCTTGTGGCTCCTGAGTTTGTTCCGTTACTTGAGAAATCTCTTCTTGACTGCCTTCTTGCAGTTCGTTTTCATCAACAAAATTAGCCATACTAGTCTCCTGTCCCAAATGGATTGTAGGATTTATAAAATGCAAAGGTTCTTACGAATTGTCTTTGCCCTCGTTGCGTTTACGCTCAATCTTCATCTTCTCAGCCCTATTGCGTTCCCATCTTGCTGTTGCACTAGGATAAATCCCAGAGAACGGCTCGAGGTTAATGCGAGGTGCTGATACGATTCGGTTTGAATCTTTACCGCAAACTTCACAGGTTAACTTAGTCACCTCATCAGAGACTAAATTCTCCTGTAAATGTCCCTCTTCACAGAGGAATTCAAATAAACGTCTTGCCATTAACTGTTCTCCCTAAGATATGAAAGCATTGAAACTAATGTATCCTCACTATCGTTAACCATACCTAAAGCACAGTTACAATGATGACAAAGTAGTTTTCTAACTTTACCTGTCTTGTGGCAGTGGTCTACAGCAAGCCGCTTTTGATTCTCTTGTTCGGTTTTACCGCAAATAGCACATTTATAATCTTGAGCTTCAAGCATTTCTGCATATCCGCCAATTTTTAAACCGTACTGTCTGCTATACCGAACTTCTTTATCTTGGTCCGTCCACCCTCTGACTTGTTTATTAGCTCTATTCAGAACTGCATAACAAGCCTTACACTGTGAACGAAGACCACTCTTAACTCTTTTATCTTTTGGAAAAAGACTTTCATCTTTCTCTTCAAAACACTTGTTACACCTACGAGCCATCCGAAACGTCTCCCGACGAGAGTTGCTCATAAGCCGCAGCTGAACTGTCTTTAAGGCTTAATAACCATTGAAGGATATCAAGTTGCCCCTTACGAAAGAACAGGTCTGCTTCGTTAGCTACAGGTGCAAGATTGTTGACCGCTTTAAAGATTTCCTTAGCATCGTCTATTAAATCCTGCCAGCCCTGCGTAGCCATCGTACTAAAACGATTGTCGTAATACTCTTGGAGTTTCTGGTCCATAACTTTATCCTTTGATGGGAGTTATGTTGTAAAATTACAACAGTGTGCTGATATTACCACACACCGTTGCATTTGTCAAGAGGTTTATTGATTATTTTTACGCATTTGCATCTCGACAATTTTGCCTTTGTTATTGATGTCCTTCTCTTTAATCATCAATTCAGCAATTTTTGCTCGTTTTGAAAATTCATCTTCAGTTTGATTGCCTCTGATGTTGGCAGATAAGCCTTGAGCCAGTTTAGCCTGTGTTTCCATCGGCATAAGCTGGTTTTCAATGCTGGTTTGCTGTACATCAGCCATGTTTTTCATCGCTGTAGACTCTAAAACCTTGATTTCAGCTTGTGCTTTTTGAGCTGTGAGCTGAATTGTGGCTTGTTGAATCTCTTGCTGTTGTGGGTCTGGCTGCATCATCTCTTCGAGCTTTTGAACCATCTCAGCTTTGTTAGAAAGACTAGAGTTTTCCACAATTCCACGTAAAATCATCGGTAAAACAGGAGTATCTGGTCCTAAAGTCTGCAACAAAGCAATTAATTGAGACTGTTCGTACTCACGAGCAACGATTCCGAGGGTTGCTGTAGGCATGAATGTCAGGTCAACGGTAGGATAACGCTCTGGGTTGAACTGCATAAAGCGATAAGCAGACTTACGAATCAATGGAATCATAAAGTCTTCTTGGAAATTCATCAAAGTACGCTTGTATTTCTTGATAATTCCAGCTACAGACATAGACATTTGAGCTGCACCGTCACGAGTATTGACAGTTGGCTGACCGTTAGCATCCATTGTTCCAGTCGCTTGTAGCAAAAGACGCTCAAAGTTCTGAGAAGCAACCATATTGCCGTTATCGGTAGTACCAAATTTGAATGGGAACAGGATTTCTGAAGGATTGCCATTGGTGAGGATAGCTTTACCGGGTTTAACCTCGAATTTAGCACCTCTAGGAAGCCTTGTAGCGTCCATAGCGACCATTGGAGCTGTAGTTAGGGCTAGGCTATCCATGTGAGCACGTAATTGAGCGTCAATGGCTTTCTGCATATTGTAAGCCTTCTCTACAGTACCACGACCGTAGAAGCGACCCGGTACAGTGTCATCCTGATAAGCAACAACAGGACGGTCTTTCATCATGTACGGGTTCTTTTCAGCTTTTAAGAGCTTAGAGCCGTTAGCGACAACAATAATGCACTCAACTAAATCAGAGTACTTGTCAGCAGTTGAGTCATCTGGGAACAAATCAACAACTTCTGCACCTTCATTCTCGAGCTGTTCTACGTATTCACGTGGGGCAAGACCATAGTAAGTCAAAACCAGTACTTTGTCGTCTTGGAACTGTGAAGACTCCTGTGTAGGCTCTAAGTCTGTATCTTCGCCAGCAGGTCCGATGTCTACCTTACGATAGATACCTTTTTCCATGCCTTCTACAACTTTGTGAATAGATACATACTTCTCAATAGCCACACCCATCGCATCTTCAATCGTAGTTGCGTTAGGGTCAATCAGGAAGTTCTTTGGATTGATAGGGTTTACCTTGATGCTGGTAAACTCTTGTTCCATGACACCAAACGCTGCCGTACCGTCAGGCATTGGCATCGTTGTGGCAATCATCTCGGGCTTTTTAGACACAACAATCTCAGCGATTCCTGTACCATAGATTTCAGCAAGTAACTCTACTTGTGAAACATACTTACGAATCTTCTCTTTGTCGAGGTCTTCAGTCATCAAGGCTTTCAGTGCCTTAACATCAATCTTATCAGCGTCTTTAACATCATCAGCAATATCAAAGTATTCGCCGTTACCGAAGATTGCTTCTACAATCTCAGCATGACGAGTTTCAACAGCTTGCTGCGTTGCAGGAGAAATAATACGGCTACGCTCAGAATCACGGGTCTTATCTTCAGCAGACCAAACACCACGGAAAATCCGTTCGTATTCTAGCCAATCAGTTAGATAGTTAGTGTCTCGCCAGTCTCTCCAGCGGTCTGTGTGGGAAACAACAAACTCAATTAAGTCTTGGTCTGACTCTGATGGTTCGTAATATTCGTTTTGTGATAGCTCTTTGTCAGCCATGGTATTCCTTATTCTTCAGTGGAATCGTTGAAGGGGTCTTTAAATTCAATCTCAACCATTTCTACTGCGGGCATAAAGATTTGATTGTCTTTTAAACCTTGCTCTTTAGCGGCTGTGATAATCTTCATTAGACAATCGCCTTTGAGATATTGCATCTCTTCCTTCATAACTTCCCAGACTGCAGCGTTCTTACTGAGCTTTTCGAAGTTCAGAGGCACAAAATCGTTTTCTTTATCGTACATAGGGTTCCTTAATATCCACTTATTACATCGAGTACTTCATAATCATCATCGTCATAGTCCTGATTGTAGTTAGATACAACCATCTGGTCTATATAGGCTAGTGCATCAACCAAGTCATCATGCACATTAGCTGTTGGAAACTGCAAGAGTTGGTCCACAAATTCATCCCAGTCTT